AACCAAAGTGGCTTTACCAGCAGCAGCTGTAGCAGCGGGGCCGTCTACGAGAGCGTATACAGAAATTTCTGCATCGCCACCAAGACGTGGGAAGTTAGCGCCAGCAGCAGCTGATCCACCAGTTTTACCAATAGCAGTACCATCTAAGTGAGTAGTAGCGGTGCTACCGTCATCAGATACCAAATCAAAGGTCAAAGTTGGTGTGCCGTTTGTGTCAAGATCGTCTACAGTAATGAACATGCCATCAATAACTGCATCGGCAGGAAGACGAACAAATTCCCATTTGTCGCCCGAGCCGAGGTTATCAACACCAATGTCAAGGCTTACACGAATTTCGCCCTGCGAGCCACGGCCAAAAGCCAATGACGAAGAACGATAAGGTGAAGCGTCACCAGTAGGACGAGTAGTTTTGGCCCATTGTGAGGTTACATTTGCCATTTTCTATTCCTCCTTATGCCAACAAATCGGTGGCAGCAACTTCGGCACGGTTAATCCATGCTTCGTTCAGGATGAGGGCTGCGAAGTACATTTTCCAGCCAACGATCCCACGCTGACCAAGAGGGTCACTCTTGTCGATTTGATCGGGGTTAATGATACGCGGGCTCATAGAGCCAGCACCTTTCAGCGGAACAACGCCGATTGCGTGACGGGCCATGAAGAGAACGGGGTAAACGTCAGCGTTACCACCAGTTTCCAACACGTTAGTGCCGCCAGAACCACCTGCGCCAGCAAACGGCTCAAGCACTGGAGAAAGGACATAGCGGACATTTTCCACTTTACCCAATTCCATTTCGTGCAAGATTTTGGTTTGCTCGCCGTAGCTTTCGCAAGGAACGAAGCCAGCCAGTTGACGGATGTCAGCTTCCAAGTCAGTGTGACCAACAGCCACAAAGCCTTGACGTACAGCTTCGGTAGCGAAGTTGGGGCTTGAAGACAATACCTCAGTAATGTACTTACCACGTTGCTCGTGCAGAGAACGGGTAATAGCACGTTGGATGTTGAGGTTGATCTTTTCTTGGACGCCGCTACGTGCACTTGCAGTAGTTGGGCTGTAGGTTACGTTAGTACCAGCGCGGAAAGCACCCCAGCAGATACGCTCTTTGGTTTCTGCGGCTTGCTCACCAGCCATACGAGCTGCGTCATTCAGAACAGGATCTTCAACCAAGTCGTTGACACGATCTGAAATTTCTACAACTGAACCGTATTGACCCATACGGACTTCAACGTCTTCATAGGCCATTTGGGTTGCTGGAGGAGTTACACCCTCAACCAGTTCAGTAGGCTCTACGTTGAACGGAATTGGGCGGCGGAAAGAAATGGTTTCAGCTTTGTTTTTTGGAAGCGGCTTGACATCTGCGAACTTCTCCAGAACCAGAATGGGTTCTGCATATTCGAGCATCTTTACTTCCGCATAAACATTAGTACGCTGAGAAACCGATGCATAAGTAGTTGCTACACTCATGTTAGTTCTCCTAATTTAAATTAACGAGAATTATATCTCGATTGTTTTGCGAAGTGATTAAACAAAGAATCCGAATCTAAGCTGGCCCCAGAATTGCTAGCATGACGGCTTGGCTTTACGCCAGTTACAGCGGTCTTGAGTCGCTTTTCACGTTGCTGCTTGATTTGGTCTCCTTTGGCGGTTGATGCGGGATCGTTCGGAGTGTTCGTAGAACTCTGTGGTTTCTTCGCCTGCTCCCTCTGGCTGACAACATACTCAACCCAAGATTGCCCGTTCACTTTCTCAAACTGGCGGCTGTAATCGTATTCGTAGTTCTTGAGAACACTGATTACTTCTGCGGCCCTGTCTGAGTTGGCTAATTGTTTAATGCTTTGGTCTTGCTGTTCCAACCAGGTTTGAAAGTCAGGGGAAGCTACTACATCTCTGTAATTAACTCCCGTTTGGTCGGTTCTGAAGATGTCTTGAGCGGCCTGTTCAAGGCGATTAACCTCGGATTGGCGGCTCTCTTCTTCCATCTTCTGCCGTATTGGACTATATTCCTTATCAAAAAGTTCCCTAAGCTGTTCTGAGTGCTCAGAAATCTTGGTTTGGAACATAGCCTCAATGCTGTCTGCAAGGTCAGGATAGTCTTCCTTAAGCCTGCTGATCTTGCGTTGCGTAGCCTCATCTACAGCCTTTTCCTCGGCTTTAGACTGAGTATTTTGCATGGCAACCTGTTGCTGTGCCTGCAATGTCGCAATTTCATTACGAAGTTTGCTAACTTCTTGTTCTTTTGCATATACCCGATTGTAATGACTTTGTGCGGTATTAGCTAGATTCCATACCTTTTGGCGTAAGTCCTTGTCCTCAATCGAGTTAATTAAATCTTGGTCAATGTAGTTTTTGTTGCCAATTTGCTCTACGGCTTGGTTGGCTTTTTCTTGGTCTTCTTGGCTAGCCTCTTCTGTTTCAGCCTCTGGCTCAGTTTCTGGCTCTTCTTCCTCTTCTGGCTCAGGCTCAGGGTCGGCTAAAGACTCATTAGGCGATTCAGTTAATTCACGAAATAGCGCCTCATGGTCGTCTGTTACTTCGCGATAGTCATACTCAATTTCATCAATTTCTTGATCTTCTACAACGTCATCAATTTGGTCTTCGTTTAGACCTTGGGTATCATCACTCATGGTTTCTCCTTGTGATTAAATGATTAGCCTTCGCTATAATGCGTTTCTAGCCAGCTAACGATTTCACGATGTGCCGCATAACGGCCTCGCTCATATTGTGTCTGCTCAATATCTAAATCTCGATTGGACACAGCTTGTTTTGCAATTACGTCAAGACGCTCTTGCAAGTGACTCATTAAGTCACTTTTTAGTATCATCATTGATGGTCTCCTTTAGGCTTAAATACCTGTGCCAGTTTGGCGTTTTATTTCTAGCTCTTTCTCTTGTTGCTCTTGCTTAGACTCTTCAATAGCCAGTTTCATGAGCTGTTCTGTTGTCTTGAGGTCAAAGTCTTGCATGAGCTTTTGCATAGTAGTTTCGTTTTCTACCGCCATCTTTAGCAGTTGCATTTCTCTGTTATTAGCTACCTCAACCATCTTGGCTTGGCTTTCAGCCATAGAACGCTCATATTCCATCTGGGCTAGTTGCTGTTTAAGTTGCATCTCAGCTTGCTTGTACTGAGCCTCCATTTGCATCTCTTGTTGGCGAATCTGCTCACGCACCAATGCCGCCTCGGCTCTCATAGAGTCTGGGTCTGGGCCTTGCTGCTGAGCCTGTTGTGCCATTTGTTGTGCTTGGGCTTCAGCTTCTTCCTGAGAACGGATAATGCGCTTACCTACGCGACTAGCTGCTACAATCTCCCTAAAGGCTTCATTGGCATCAATGTGTAGCATATATTCTGGGTTTTGCATTGCTAGTGCCAAAATACGCTCAATCTCTTGCGATTTCATTTGAGCGTCAATGGCTTCTGTAGCACCTGCCAACTCAATCTCAAAGTTGCCTTTGATGCCTGGGTCGTCATTGTACTGCATGTTCCAATGGTAGTAGCCCTCAATCAACGGACGGGTTACATAATCATCCCACAATTGCGATTTGTCACGTTGTGTGACATTGCCGATTGTCAGCATCATTGCCTGACCGCTAGCCGTATTATTCGCTTGGGGAATCAAGTTTTGCATAATCATTGGCGATTCTGATTCTAAGTCGCCAAAGTTCATTGCCATTTCTACAACGCTAGCAATCTGTTGCTGGTTGTTTGGTACGTTGAAGAACTGGAAGGCTTCTTGGACATTCTGTCCGTATTCGGTCAGGAACCACAGCTTATGCGGGGCAATCTCCCAGTTACCGTCTGCTGGCTGAATCATTTCGCGGTGGATAACCATTTGCGGGCCTGATGACAGGCCTGCGTTATCTAGGAGCATCTGCCATCCAGACTTGGCTACTCGCTGTGCATCACGCATCATCCACGCCATGCCGTGCCCAAAGATAGAACCGTCATCGGTTTCCCATGGAACCAAGTGGTATGGGATGCGATTATATCCTTCAATGGGCGACAACGATACACGAATTACCGTACCCTTAACAAACCAAACCTCACCGTAATGCTCAATCAGCGGGTCAGCATAGTCCTCTTCGTTAATAATACCTAAATCCAATAAGAACTCTTTTGGAATAGGGCCATGATATTCTTTGACAATATACCGATTTTTAAGGTCTGCATCTGTGGTCAAGAAAGCTAACTCGTTTAGATTGCCAATGCCTGTAATGCCTTCTGGCTCAGACTCTACGGCTTCTTCTAGCTTCTTGCGTAAAAATGCGGGGTTATGCTTAAGCTCAATTAGCTTT